TCGGTTGTTTTCATGTCTTGCATGTTAACCCCAAATTGACAACTTGTGCAAGACCATGAAAAAATGGGGGCCAGACAACGCTGCCCAGCCCCCGAAGTGGCAACCGCATCGGGTGGAGTGCCCGGTGCAATCAGCGGGAGGATGAACCCGCCGAGTTGATTGTACGGGTGGAATAGTTGACTGTAGCGTATGGGATTTGATGAGATAGTCAATCGGTGTATGATCGGCATATCAACCACAAGGAGATGTATGTACACAGAAGACTATGAAGAGTGGCGGTGGGGACAGATCCTCACCCGCCGCGCAGATTACAACCCTGATGATGAACCCCCAGTAGAGGATGAAGAAGATGCCCAGACCCAAGAGTGAGATGACAAGTGTGGCCATTACGGTCAGCGCCAGGCTGATCCCGGCGCACTATGCTGAGTGGAAACGTCTTGGCGGTATCAACTGGCTGCGCCAGCAGCTGCGTGAGTCAATTCAAAAGCAAAAGGAGCAAAGCAAATGAGCGCATTTCGGTTTGGTGTTTTCTTGGCGGTGATGCTGCCATTTATTGGGTTCCTGTGCCGGGTGGCCGTGGAATTATTTCTTTATGGATACCACGCGCTGTGAGTGGCTGGCGCAAGAAACAAATTGAGGAGCAAGAATCAATGAAAGCACGACAAGTTTTCCACGCACTGATGGCCTCAAAAGGCTACACAGATGCCGATCTCGCCATGGATGGCGACAAGTACTCTAATCCCGCCATGCAGGGCCGCTGGAATTATTTCCTGGCAGGCTGGGAAATGAGAGGTGTCATGTGATCACGCAACCAACCAAAAGGATTCCCATCATGGAAAACAACACAACCCGAAAATTCCCCCGCACGTTTACCGAGGCCTTTCCCAACTCACTCGAGAATGGCGCGGCCATTGAGATCCACGTCCATGAGTGCAGCACCGCTGAGAAGATCATTCGAGTGATCAGTCTCATTGGCCTGATCGTGGTGGCATTGGATTGTTTGGTTTGGAGGGTTTGAAGATGAGTAACAAAGATAAAGGTGGGCCAGCGTTCCCCGTGCACCCAGATATGGCAGCCCAGTTGGGTTGCGTCCCCAGTTCATCAGATGCAGGCATGAGCCTGCGGGATTACTTTGCGGCCAAGGCGATGCAAGGAATGCTTGCAGAAAATGGGGGCGGTGCGATGAACAACGACGAATTGGCAGACTGGGCATACGTGCTTGCAGACGCAATGTTGAAAGCGAGGGAACAATGAGCGAATCCATGCAAACACAGATCGACCTTGCGATCAACAAGATGAAATTCCCTGGCGGCATTGCAGCGGCCATGCTAGGTCGGCATGAGTATGAGCAGCTCATACGCGAGGCAATAACCAGTGGCACGCTGATCGGATACAGCCATGGCGAGACATTCACCCGCGAGCGCATGGAGCGCAAGTACCGGGACATGGAGCATGAGAACCAGCTCTTGCGCGAGAGGGTCAAGGACCTTGAGCTTGAATTGATTGCCGCGGCCAAATGAAATCAACCCGGCTGCCGCGTCTCATCAAGGCAATCACTGACATTGGCATGACCACGACAGAGATTGCTGAGACGCTCTATTGCACGCCCAGGTCGGCCAGGATGCTGGTTAAAAGACTCAGAGACGATAGCCTGGTCCATATCCAGCAGTGGGTCAAGATCGATGGCCACGCCAACCCTGTTGCTGTTTACAGGTACGGTATTGGGGTTGATGCCGTGAGGCAGCCACCTGTCAGCTCAACAGACAGAGTGCGTAAATGGCGGCGCAAAGAGTCACTCGATGACAAGGCATTCAGAATGGCCCGGCAGCGTGGCCGCAGAGTGAAGATTAAACGTGATCCGCTGGTGGCGGCATTCTTTGGAGAAGTGAAGTGAAATTATCCCCGTATGTCAATGTAGAAGTGAAGATGCCAAAGGATGTTCTTGAGGCGCTCACGCTGCATGAGTTCTATTGCATTGGGTCAAAGATCAAAGAAGTCACGCCAGAGTCAGTGCGCGAGTTTTTGACTCTGCGATACAGTGAAAAGATGGCAAATAAATTTAAGCCAGAATATCTTTTTAATTGCCCAAAGATTTGAGCAAATCGGCATCGAGCAAACCTGCATAAGGTTTCATCTCGAGCGTGCGAATATCTTTTCTGCTTGGGTTTGATGGGTCAATGATGCCTCGGTTGAGGCGGTGCATCAGCAGTAAATCGAATATGTTTTTATTGCCCTCAACTGCGCCAAGACCTTGACCAGGCACGCCCAATGGGTATGCAGCATGACCTGATTGCATGATCAATGGTTGATCTGGGAATATTTGACCGACATTCAAAATGCTTGCATCAGGCAAATTCAATTGGTTTGGATCTGCAATCGCCAGTCTGGCCTCGCCAATACTCAACCCGCCTTCATTTCTAAATTCCTTGTCAAGCAATGTTTTCTTCATTGCCTTACGCTTACGGTCAGACAGATTTCTGAATTGCTCAATGCTTGCTGGATCGTCAATGCCAACCCAGTCTGGAATAAATCTGTTTTTGATTTGCCGATCAAGACCCTTTTTTGTATCCTTGCCCATAACGGTCTGAGCATAAGACAGCATGGTTTCACCCGTCATGTTGGCAAAGTCACTGCCTGATGGAGACATAACCCAAGGGATATACAACGGGTCCTTGCCTGTTGTCTCTTTGAGCATATTTGCCATCTTGTAAATATCAGTGGCTGGCTTTGCTCCTGATGCCCAAACCTGTCCAGGGTTTTCGTACATATAAGGCTGACCACCCTGCAAATACACAGGTCGATTCAATGACACGCCATCAATGTCAGTCAGTAAACCAGTCCTGGTGCGGTCTGACATACTGGTGATGAATGGATAGTCTTGGTAGTCCGCAAGGTTGATTTTTGGAATGGTGTAGTCGTAAATCGGGACAACGTTTGTCTTTAGATTCCTGAGTCGCTCTTGTTCCAATTTTCTGGCGTCAAACCTTGGATCAAATACATTGTTTCCAGGCAACATTTGGCTGCGCGTCCCCTGCGTCAGGTCTTGCAACAACTGAGCAGGCAAACCGCCACGCGCCATCACGTTGGCCGCGACTGGTTCCATGGCACGCTCTGCGGCCATACCGGCACGCTCAAACTGGGAGGCATACGCTGCCTTGGGGATCGCGGCCAGCAGCCCGGCCTCTGGCAATACTGGTGGCAGCTTGGCCGTATCCATCAGGCCAGCAACGCTTTGCAGCGCGTTCTGGGCCATCTGGCCGCGGGGTGCGTAGGTGTACTGCTTGATGAAGTCTTGCGTGGCCTTGTCGGCCAGTTTGACGCCTTCCTTTGTGCCGTACTTACCTGACCTGATGTTTTGCAAGATGCCGTAAGGAATCCCGGCCATGGTGGCGGCGGCACCGCTTCCCAGGGTTGCACCCGTCTCACCAATTGCCTCGAGGTAATCCAATAAGCCTGCCATCATTGCACCTTAATAAATCATTGACCAGCCAGATTTGAGCCGATTGCAAGGCCACCAGTCTGCCCGGCAATGTACCCACCAGTGCCAGCAGCTCGAGCGCGTGCCTCGTTCATCTTGCGCATAGTGTCGGACAAATCAAGCAGTTTTTGCTGCTCACGCGAAAGCAAGATATTGCCGATCTGGTTGCGCACCGCTTCTGGGGTTCCAACTCGGCCAAATACATTCCCCGCTGATGTGATCATGCCTGGCACGTTTCCAGCAGCCACGGCCTGGCCTGCCTGCATCATTGGGGCAACGTCCAGATCTGCCAAACCAGCAGCCCTGGCCGCTGTCTGAGATCCACGGCCAGCAGACTCCAAGCCTTTGAGACGTGCCTCTTTTGCAACCGCTGCCGCGAATTGACGATAGTCGTTGTCAAACACGGCCTTGAGTCTTTCCTGGGTTGCAGGTTCTTTCCACATCTTGAGCAAAGACGTTTGACCGGCCTCTGTCCCGGTCTTCTGACGTAATGCCTGCAAAGCACCGATCTTGAATGCGTCAATCTCTGACTGACTCAAGTTGCGCATCTCTTGCTTGAAGTTGATGATGTCGCCAGTCAATGCCTTGCGGCCAAGCTCGGCAGCGTCCATCATCTGAGACGGCCCGGCCCACTTCTCCATGGCCTGGGCATACGCTGACATACCGCCAACCTTGGGAGATTTATCGATCAATGATTTGATTAAATCTTGGCGCACGTCATCATATGCATTGGCCTGCTGAGTGCCGCCAGACCGCTTGAGTGTCTGGGCAGAGTCATACAAAGACTGCTTCAATGTGTCAAGCACATTCATCGGGACCTGCTCGCCAACCTTCAGCTTGGACAGGTCAATGGTTTGACCCGTCTTTGTACGGTATAGCAACTCAGCAGCGCCCTGCAAATTCTCAGAGCGCTTGAGCAAATCCATCAGCTTGTTGTCCACATTGACAACAGCTTTGTCAATCACGTTGTAGAAGGGGCGCGACTCAATGCGGCGCATCTCGCTAAAGTTGTCAATGCTTTGCTGGAACATTGATCCTTGAGTGCCCAAAGCCTCATCAGCAGCCGAAACAAGACGCCCAGCACGCCCAGCCTGTCTTTCCCTGATGGCACGCTCCAGGGCCTGTTTTGTCTCGCCTGGTAGGGTTGCGATAGTGTCGATCAGTTGGCGCATATTTGCACCGCCAACGTCAGCAATCCTGGCCTCTGGACCCAGCTTACCCATTCGAGCCTGGGACATGGTCAAGGCGCTTGAGAGCAGATCTAGCGGTGTATCGCGCAGCAATGCCTCGGCCACCTTTTGCTGGGCATAGGTTTCGGCCTTGGCAGGGGATACCCTGGCAGCGATCTGCTTGCCAGCCGCCCCAAGTACTCCCATGACTGGCTGAGTTAATGGGCCAACAACTCCACTGATGGCAGCACTCTTGGCAACATCAGTTGCAATATCTCCAACTGTTTCACCTTCAGAAGTTCCAAGACCACCAACTGCACCATATCCAACACCAGTTGTACCGGCCTGCGCCATGCGCTGACCCATGCCCATGATGTTGCCTTGAGCTGCTGGCTGGGTGAGGTACTGATAGAGCTGCGCCATCTTTGGAGACATGGCCTCAACCACAGGCGTCACGGCCTTGGTGACGGCCTGAGATACTTTGGCAGGCGCTCCAACCATGATTGTTGGCAGGGATGCCGCAGCCTGCAAACCAACAGATCTCCATGGGTTTGCCTTTGTGTAAGACTCAGCAGCACCGCGAATAACATCTCGCTGCTCTTGGTATGCCTGCGACAGTGGCTTGCCTTCAGTTATGGCCTTGAATGGGGCTGCGACTGCCCCAGCAATCTCATCATAAAAGCCCATGGTCGGGCCTTGCATGGCGGCCAGAAAACCTTTTTCGAGTTCTGATTTTTTTGCGCCAGCCTCAAATGCCGGTGATTTGCGCTCAGACAAAAACTTCAGCACCTCATTGGGCGTGTAGTTGCTTTCAATTGCAGCCTGGATTTGTGGCGCAACATCTGGCATCTGGGCCAGATACTGCATGATCTCGTCATCTTGGTATCCCTCTTTACGGGCTGCATTGATCTGCTGTTTTATGCCGTCCATGATCTTGCCTTATCTTGTGAAAATTTCCGACAATGATCGGCGTGGTTGACCCGCTGGTGATGTACCAGGAGCACCGCCAGGCGCTCTCATAATTGATGGGATATTTGCTGGAGCACCAAGAGCCTTGTCAAGTGTCACGCCAGTGCTCTCACCAAAGTCAATGTACTCGCCACGCTTTTGGTTGTATGCCTGCCCAGCAGCCGCATATAGCTCATTGGACAATTGTCTGAAGTCAGCACGTTGTGTTGGGGTTAATTTATTGCCAGATGCCCACAAAGTGAAATAGTTTTGCAGCCGATCCATGCGGCCAGACGCTGCCATGGCGATACCCAATTCAGACTCGCGAACAACAGAACCAGGGTCGAGCAGTTTCATCACCTTGGTTGCGCCTGCAACGTCACCGATTGGCGTGCCTTGGTCAAGCGATGTAAGAACCTGGCCATACGCTGACTTCATGTCGTTGAAGTCTTTGTAGATCGGTTCAGACATAAATGTCTTCTTGGCAGACATTTTGTTTTCAAATCCCTTTTGACCAACATCAACATTAACGTTACTCGCGCCAGATCTGCGAATCGCCATGATGTTTTCCATCGTGACCGGCATATTTGCGGCCTGCAACAATCTAACCTCAGTTGGAGATGCCTCTGCTTTTGGAGATATTCCAGTCACAACTTTGTAGCTGCCATCATCGTAGTACTGGACAAGGGTCGGAGTGCCGTTAACCATGACCTCTTGCGGTTGACCAGTTGGTTTAACGTCAGGCGCAACGGGTGCCGGGATGACGCCACCAGTTTTGGTTTGCAGGTAATACTTACCGTCAGCGCCTCTAAATGGGGAACCCATGACCTCTTGAGGTTGCATGAATTTCAGCATTTCAGGGATGCCTTTTTCAGCAGGCAAACCAGAAAGCAGTTGACGCATTTGAGGCGTCAATGCGGAACCGCTAGGCATTGCGCCGGGCTGCATTGCACTGGGTTGTATTTCTTGGCCAATCATGGCCGCACGCTCAACTGTCGGACCGACAGGCATCCCAGGCATGGCGATGGCCTGTTCTGGCGTAATGTTTTGAGCCTGACCTGGTTGTCCAAGAATAAATTTTTGATAAGCCTCTTGAGCTGTTTGGGCACGTTTTGCCTCATCCAACTTCTGCCGTGTCAGCAATTGCTGAATCGCACTCTCTTGAGCCTTGCCATATGCGCCCGTCCCAGCCTGCAAGCCTGCACCAAGCGCTTGGCCCAATGAAATGGGTACTGGAGATGGGCCACCTGCTTGGAGCAGGGCCGCAGCCGTGGACAGCAGCGCTTGGCGCTGCATCGACTCTTGTTGTTGAGGCGTCAGGTACTCACTGAGGGCAGACGTGCCACCGCCAAAAATGTCACCCAGCAAGCCCATGTTCATTGTTGCCATGATGTTTGTTCCTTAACCCAAGCCCAGCAAACCGCCAAGGATTGCGCCATAACCTGCATACTGAGGGTTGGCAGTGCCACCCAAGATGCTGCCCAACTGAGCGCCACCAAGAGCACCGCCAAGACCACTTGCCATCTGATTGCGGTAAATCGGCGTGGTTGTCGTGCCGCCAAGGTTTGGCACGTTCTGCCCCAAAGCACTGCCAGTCAGGCCAAGGCGCTCGGCAGCCAGGTTGCGTGCAGCGTCAAGCCGCGCCTGGGCCAACTGCTGGCGTTGCTGCTCGGCAGTCATCACGGCCTGCGCACCCGTCATGCCAAGGTTTTGCTGCTGGGCACCCAAAGCACCCAACTGCCCAACGGCAGTCTGACGAATGCCTGCGCCAGCGATCTGGTTGGCAATGTTGGCCCTGGCCGCTTCCATGGCCCTGGCCGCATCAGTCTGGCCTAGGCCAGCAGCCGTGGTGAACCCGGCAGAGCGCAACTGGGCCGCAGTGTTGGCCGCTTGGCGCAAATAGTCTTCGTTGGCCAAAGACTCAGCCACTGCCTGGCGCGAGCCGCCAAATGCCCTGGCGCCAACTGCCCTGGCCTGCTGGGCCTGCTGGGAGATCTGGCGCTGACGCTCAATGTCTGCCAGCGTACCCTGCACAACTTGTTGCTCGTAAGGGTTTTGATAGGCACTCATGTACTGAGCACCCGTCATGGCCTGGATCTGCTGGGGTGTGTAGCCAGCCTCTGCCAGCGCCAACTCGGCAGCCCGGTTGGTGGTCTGTTGACCAGCACCACCAATGCCGGTGGCCGTGAGCTGCTGCTCTGCCGTGGCGTAGCCAGGTGTGAAACCCTCAAACTGCCGGGTTCCAAGACCTGCCGCTGCGGTTCTGGCATCAGCCAACTGCTGCAAATATGCGGCCTTGATGTCAGGATCGATGGACGTTGACGTGGTTGAAGATGACGGCGTGCTGCTGCTACCACCCAAAGCCTTTGCGGCCAAGCCTGCGCCAGCCAATGCAAGATTGGGGTTTTCTTTTGCAAAGTTCATTGCGCTACCAAGTAGGCCAGGAGTGGCAGCAGGTAGGGCCGCTGTATATGGGTTGAATGCACCGCCAGCAGAGGACGCCAAGCCACCTCCAGCAGTTGACAAAGCATATGGGTCTGCAACTGCACCAGCAAGACCAGCAGCCCCGGCACCAGCAGCGCCAGCGCCTGCGCCACCAGCAGTCAAACCAGCCATAGCGTCATAAGCAGCCAGATCGGCAGCGCCTGCACCAGCAAGAGTTTCACCGCCAACTGCACCGCCTGACAAATAAGCAGCCGTGGCAGCCGCAATCAATGGTGCATTCTGAGACAAGCTCAGATCTTTGTCTGCCTTTGCTAGCGCATTGCTGACACTTGCCGCAGGTGCTTGTACAAAGTTGGATACGGCACTGCCTAATTGATTTAATGCGCCCATTTGAACCTCATTGTGGCTTCGTATGTTCTGAACAATCCATCATCAATCTTCTTGATCTCTGATGGGTAAGTGAGTTGTGCAATCAAGTCATTGATGCGCGGGTTGTCGTAGAACGTGACGGCATAGTCGTATCCATGTTCTTTCAAGTCATCAAGGTACTTTTGCACATTTGACACAAGGTCTTTTGCGCGCTCACCATTGATGCAATGAAATTCAATGCCGTTTTTCTCGATCTTCTTTGTCAGTATCAGAGTGTCACCCTGACGCACAACAAAGTTCCCAGTCTTGGGCGCATTCATCAAACCATCAAAGTAGGCGTCAACCGTCATGGCAAAGCCGCCATAGTTCTTGGCCAGGTCTTCGGTGAGGATTTGCCTAATGTCTTTCATGGTCAAATTTTAAGCCTCAACGCTTGCCAGCGGCGATCACGTCCAAACGGTTAATGCCAACTCTCCAGTCATCGAGCACCGCACCTGTGTACCTAACCTTGACCTGGCGACCAGTGAACCGCACGTCTGTCGGCTGGCTTGCCGTATATGGGCCGTAAGTTGTCTCTGTTGAGGTCGGATACATTCGCGTCTTGAACGACACAACAACCTCACCCAGGGTCTGCTCGTCAGGGATGATTTGACGCACCCGCATCACCTGCTCACCTGTTCCGATTTCCACCGGGCCAGACTCAGCGTAAGGCGCGACAGAGTCATAAGCAAACCCAACCTCGTGCTCGTAGATGTACCCGTCAGATGAAACCATCAGTGGGTTCAAGTAGACGCCACGATCAGTTCCAGCGGTGCGAGCCAGACTGCCAATCGACCAATGGTTCTCGCGGTAGTTGTAGGTGACATATGAGTCATTTTCATTTGACTGGCTTGACGGGTAAAACCAGATGACCTCTCCATACTTTGAGTTGTGGACGCAATAAATCTTGCTGGCCTGGTTGTAGTTGATGTTTTGGAAAATGTAGTCCCCAACATCAGAAACCAGTGGCTTGACATACCCGTCATAAACCCAAAACCCTGACTTGCTCATCCAGATTGCTGCCGTGTCAATGGCCGCCACAGACTGAGTGGAGATCAAGCCGCAACCAGACCCGGCCTTCTCAAATGAGTAGACGTAAGGCAGGCCAATGTAGGTGCCAACGTGAACGTCAACATCTGTAAACAGCAGGTTGACACCTCGCACGCGCTTGCCTGCCTTGAGAGAACCGACAGTTGCAAGCTCAAAATCCCCTGCCTGGTTGGTGGCTGCCGGGGTCCAAACAGTATTGTTTTCCTGGTCACACCACTGAACCTTACGGGGATTGCCACCCGCGCCCAGCGCAAACACAAAGCGTTCTGCCGTGGTCATCACGGCATTGCAGCTCGTTGGCGCGTTGGTGATGGCAGCGGCCAGGGTTGGAGTTGAAAAGCCCAATTGCCACTCGTAGAGCTTGCCATCAGCGTCTGAGCACGCGACCAGGTACTCGCCCCATGTATCAAGACTCCAGGTCGTGGCTGGCGTCACGGTGCCAGTGTCAGGCCTTGCTACGCCATAGGCATAGTTTCCATAAGTGGAGTACCCGTACCCGGTCTTGATGACGGCATCAGCAACACCGGCAGTCAACCCTGTCGGCGTAATGTCTTTGAGTGTGCCAGCCTCATTCATGGCGTACAGCTTGGAATTTGTGCCGGCAGCGATCCAGCGGTCCCCTGAGTTGTCGCGCCAGGTGATCAAGCCACGGCATGACCCGGTCAGTTGGCTGCTTGATCTCTTGCGCCATCCACCCCATGGACGCAAAGTACCCTCAAACCAGCGAACCAGGTTGGCGTCAAACCACCGCCCGGCTGACTGATATTCAGTGCCGTTGCGGTAAACGCCTGGGGGGATTCTGAGTGCGGTGAGTGCCATGATGGGATTAT